TGAACGGATTTTAGCCATGATAACCTCTTCTAAGTTTGTACGAAAATTAAAGAGGGGTGTTAAACTTGGTAGTCCTTTGGCTGTACGCCGAACCAAAGCCCCAATTAAGGGGTAACACCCCTCCACCCCACAGTGTCTAGCTTTGGATCACAAGGATGAGATAATGATGACCAAGAAGGTCATGATCAGGATCGTAGAGAGACACACGACCCGATGTTACAGTGTACAAAGGCCAGAAACTCCATGTATACACAGAGGGATCGGGCGTCACATACACCTGAATGACATCGTTTTCACCTATCCTGTAATCATACACACGGGCATAATTAGGCGCAGCTTGATAATTAGCGGCACTGATAACACCAGAGATGGGAATAATGGCAGCTCCAGAGGGACCTTCCGGACCACGCTGACCTTCTGGACCACGTCTGCCATCTGAGCCATCTTTGCCATCTGAGCCTTCTGATCCATCTGAGCCAACTGTGCCTTGCGGACCAACTGGTCCCTGCGGTCCTTCGGGACCTTCACAGCCGAACAGAAGGAAACAAATGATTAAAAACGGAATTAGAAGCTTCATCTTTTACTCCCCGTAAACTTGGACGAAAAGTGAGGTTCACTTCTCCTTAAGGCGTAATATAATGAAACAAAAGCAGGATTGCAAGTAAATAATTATTTTATGAACCCTTTATCACCCCTTCACCTGAATAGATCAGCGGGAAGTGTTCGCCGGCAAGGTAGTCTCCGGCGCTTCTGCTCGGCAGTTGAACCTCGGTCTGACAGTATCCGGTCAGTACCATCGCCAGCACCGAAAGAATTGTAATTGTATTGCGGATCATTTTAATCCTCAGTTGTAATGAGTTTTTCAGGCATGCCCCGGTACCATGCACCCTCCCATTTGAAACGGGGCAGGCGGGCGGCACCAGGCAGTACCATCGCTGGATAGGAAAGCATGAATCCCGTTCCCGGCTGGGCTCCGCGGTAGACGAGCGAGCCTTCCGTCACCTTGACTATCTCGTCATAGTAGAAGAAGCAGAGCTGATCTTCATACATGCGCCCGGGCACATGTTCGCAGCGCCGGATATCTTCCCCGCAGACTGCACAGGTCGGACGCCGGAAGGTGAACCCGAGCGACGCCTCGCTGTAGATGCCGCCGTCGATGTTCACTCTCAGGTCTTCGCTGGCGGAATGGGATTTCATCCAGTAGAACTGCGGGACGATATAGCTGATGCCGGAGTGTTCGTCGCGCTGGATATCGCCTCCGAAGAATCGAGCCACCCCAAGTGTATCCTTGCGATGACCGATCAGCGCCGGTGCGCCCTGGACCATGTCGAGCAGAGTCGCCAGGTCTTCCGTGCGAAACCTGCCGAAACCGGCGTCGACAGCGTCACCGGCAAGCCGGCAGCGTCGGATATAGACGTCGCGGGGTGTTACCGGCACCAGGGGCGGATTGGGCAGCGAGTTTATAATCCTGATGTCATCGTCCGTGACCCTGGTCTGAGCGCTGACCAGGACGCCGGACAACTCCCGGTAGATCCAGTCCATCAGCTTTCCTCCGGCGAGAGTTCGACATGAAGTTCGCCCCGTTCACGAGCTGCCTGTATGAACTTCTCATGCGTCTGGTAGAGGCGGCTGGGCTCCAGCTCAGGACACGGCGCCAGCTTGCTGGCATCACCCTGCCTATCCGGACAGGTTGTCAGGTTCGGTATTTCCTGAGATATTTTCATTTGTAGACCTCCTTGAAAGATGTTTCCTGCTGTCAACAGCTATATCTGGTAGAACAGACATTCTTGTCTGTCAATTTCAGTTCCACGATTACGGAAGCACGACCGTGCGCCCTTACAAATCTGCGCAATCTGTGGCTTCCTTACAATCCTGTTAATCCTGTTAATCCTGTCAAATCCCCCCTTTCTCCCCCCTTATTAAGGGGGGCAGGGGGGATCAATCTGTGTAATCTGTGGATGAATCCCAACTATCATTCATCCTGCCGGTATGGCTTCAGATACCCCAGCTCCCGTGCGCCGTCATCCTTCGAGATGTAGCCGCGCTGCACCTTCAGGTCGACGTTCTCCAGCTTCACCCTTTCGGCTCTCTCCCGTTCCAGGCAGAAAGGATCGGGGTGACCTACGAAACTATGGCTGACCTTCGCATCGACGCCCTTCAGCTCCAGCTCCATGTTGTAGAGCCAGTCCACCAGGTCGGAACCAGATTTCTGGTGCGCCGAGACCATCTGCATCAGCAGGTCGAACTGCGATTGAACCCAGTTCTGCGTCGTCTTGTGCGTTCTCCCCAGCACCCAGGGGAACAGCTTCAGAGCGGTTATGACGTCCTCGATTACCTGCTCCCTGTTGAGCCTCCAGTTCCAGCTCTGACCGCCGCCGCCGACAACGGTTATCTCCACGTCGTTCCAGGTGAAGATGTTCTGGTCAGGTTCGAGGTTCTGAAATTCACCCACCAGGTCCTGGAAGTACCGGTTGGCGCGGTCGATGTACTCGTTGTCGCCCTCCCAGCCGAACCTTTCCGGCCGTCCGACCCTGACCTGGAGGCGCGGCGTTCCCGCATTGTGAGCGGAACGCGCCATATCCTCCAGCATCAGTTCAGCGACCTCGGCGACGAACGGTATCGAAGCCAGCGGCTCCACTCCCGAAGGATGAGAGAGGTCGGTGCCGAGCGTGCCGTAGAAGAACCGTTCCGGGTCGATTCCTTCGACTTTCCCGTCGTCATGTTCGACCATCGGAACCCAGCCGCGCTCTTTCTCGTGCAGCCATGAAACGGAGTATGGATCGATGAAGCGAAAATGATCGACGCCTTTCCCGTCCTGCGTCAGCACAGCTTCACCTGCGAACCTGCCTGTGGTGAACAGTTCGAGGAAATAGGCTTCGGTCAGCTTGACCAGTCCGGAACCTCGTCCGTACGGCAGTTCCAGTATCCTTCCGTCGAGTTCGGACAGCAGCTCCTCCGCACGCCGGATATCGTCCGGGCTTCCGTCGATACTCCTGTCCTGCCTCGTGGCGCACAGCCTGACCCACGTCCACACACCGGCGGAAATGATGGGAATTTTATCCCTGATCCAACGGTAGAACTCCCCCTGGCTTCTGCCGTAGAAGTTCAGGCTCCCTGACCAGCCGCTCCCGTATGCTCCCTGCATATTACGGTTCAAGCCGCGCGGCTGCCAGACTCGGTTAGTCGCCCATATATTTCCGGGACCGCTCTGAAAGGCTACGCTTTCACCGCCAAGCTGTCTCGCACCGCGTACCTTGACGAGGCCTTCAAGCGTCCCGTCGTCGAATCGCTGTTTTCGTTTCCAGAATGCCATTTGTACTCCTGGTTATGACTTCGCATTCCCTTCCACCCTTTCTATTGAAGGGGGGAATAAGGGATATCACCATCTCACCCCGGCGACCCTCGCTCCCGACCAGTTCACCGGGCGCTTACCAGACATGTTGACGATCAGGTAGCGCAAAGCATCCATCGCATGATCGTGGAAGTTGTCCTTGACCGGCTTGTCACGCCCTGCTTCCCAGCGGTAATGCTGGAGGTGGTAAAGCGTTTTTTTGACATCAGGTGAGAATCGCAGCCTGATCAGTCCGGTGGCGTCGAGCAGTAACGATTTGACGAGCTCTACGCCGGTCATGACCTCAGAACTGCGCCAGACCAGCTTGAAGCCGAGCCTGGTCAGCCTTTCCGCAGCCGACACTCCGCTGTCGCTTGCTGCAGCGCCAGCCGGATCGCAGCCGCTCCATGTGACGTCATTCTCGGTTATGGTGTGCCGGGCGTCGATTTTCCTGATCGCCTGCGCCATCTCCTCGACGGTCGCATCGCACCCCTCCCATTCGTCGAAGAGCGTCATCTCTGCGTCAGGCGTGACGTGCAGCCAGACGACGTAGGGGTGGCGGTATCCGAAGTCGATGCCCCGGAACGTTTTGCCCGTCTCCCTCGTCCAGCGGAACGGCTTGTCGAGAATGTGAGTCTCCGGATCGAACTCGTCGAAGACCCGGTCGGCAAGCGCTCCGAAGTCCAGCTCGTACTCCTGCTTCCAGCGCGCCGTCGATAGACCGCGCTGCGCCTCCTTCAGCCACTCTTCGCCGCGCAACGGATGATCCTTCCAGTGAACTTTCAACCTGCCGAACCTGTTCGACTTGTCCTGGTAGAGGTGGTAGAACACGTTATCCGTACCGTTGGGAGTTGAGACTCCGATGAAGCTTCCGCCCGAGTCTATCGCCGGCTTGACTGCCGTCCAGATGCCTTCCGAGTATGGCGTGAACGCCATCTCATCCCAGAAGACGCCTGAAGGACTGTGCATGCGAGGAGCCTCTTCGGTTGCGGGAAGTGAGATGATTCGGCTGCCTGAGCCGAACGTTATCTCCCTGGTCTTGACGCTTACTTCGGATTTAATCTCATCCGGCAGTCCGTTGACCATAACCCGGAACCGTTTCACCAGCTCCCTCGAATCGCGTTCGCCCTTCGACATCAGCATGAATAGCCCTGGGCTGTCGTATAGCCCGCGGTACAGCATCCATGCGCAGACGCTCCAGGTCGCTATCATCTGCCTCGACTTGCAGAGGATCAGGATGCGGTTCCGGACCATTGCTTCGATCATCCACTTCACGAATGGAAAGTCCGGAAAGGGCTTGACGCCGCCGGTGGCATCGAGCGTATGGACATTGTCCAGTATCCATGACCAGACATGATCAGACGATGTGATCTTACTGCAATCCACCTTCATCCTTCATCCTTCATTATATCCCCCCCTGCGCAGTAGGGGGGGAGTAAGGGGGGGTATTCTTTAATCCCACTCCCAGCTCCGGTTGCTCTTCCTGGAGCCCTGGATCACCTGCGGGGACTTGAGGAACTGCCTCAGCGTCCGCCATGCAGACACTTCGAACAGGATCGCCAGTTCCCGCCATCCGCGCGACCTACCCTCGGCTGACGGTGCGCCGTCGCACAGCGCTCGGGATCCGAGCCCGCGGCAGATTATCGACAGCGTGAGTTCTGTCGCGCCGGTCTTGAGCCCCTGGTCTTCCGAGTCTCCGTCGTAATCGTCACTCAGGTTGCCCAGTATCCTGTCCTCAGCTTCGACAATGGCTTCGGAAATCAGTTGATCGGCGCCGGAAGCCGCAGAAATTTGGTAATCGATCCATAGGGTTGTATCCGGTTCCAGCGTCGATCCGGTCGCTACAGTGATCTCGCCGGTGCTGTAGTCGATCGTATAGTCGGTGTCCTTCACCAGCACCTGATAGCGCATATAATAGACGGTCACGACAGCGCCGGTTCCGATGCTGCCTGTGTCGATGCGCCGCAGTTTGCCGCCCTCCCAGTTAACAGCGTAGTCTTTATCCAAACGGTATAAGGTCTCCAGACCGTTATCCGCTGCGACTACGATGTCGCCGGGAATGAGGTTTTCGTAATCGAGTTCAACCCAGCTTTCACCGTTGAGCGTCACATTCGATTCCTCGGCGGGCTCCAGAGCGGCGAGGACTTTTACCTTCTCGCTGTTCTCCACAATCCCCCGGTGAGGCAGGCTTCCGCCGCCTGAGTTGTCAAGGTGCACCTCGACGTCTGCCAGTTCGGTCTGTAGACGGTCGAGGTCAAACAGGTGTTTCTTGACTGTTGCGGAATCTGTCCAGGACATATATCCTCCATGCAACCTATATCAACTTGAAATAGACCGTCACCATCAGCGTCACGCCGGACGAGATGCTCGTCACCTTGATCGATGTATCGACGCCGTTGATGCGGACTGTCACGGTGAAGCTGCCACTGCCGTAAGCTGCATAGACCGACAGCCGATCACCCTGCGATGCGCTTTCGTTCCCGGTGTCGCTGGTCAGGACAGTTCCGTCCCAGCAGTCGATCCGGTAGATGCGCGCACCTCTCGGCAGTGGGAAGCCGTCACCAGCCTCCCCGCCGGGTCCTTTCAGGTAAGTCGATGAGGTGGTAACCTGCGCGGAGAAGCAGATCATTCCCTCCGCCCGCTTGGCGAGCAGGTAGTTCAGCGTGCGATTTATTGACATGTTTAATCCTTTTAACCGTCCCCGGGGGTAAGCTCAGGACCCATCCTATATTATTTGATGATCCATATATCACCCCCGGGGAATCGATTGTAGTTTTCACTGTGCTGTCACTCCCCCTCACTCCCCCCCCTACTTCTCAGGTAGTGTTGCTGTTTCATTGTCATTCCCGCGAAGGCGGGAATCCAGTCAAGCCAAGTCATCGTATAAATCCCTCTCCGATGTAGAGGGTGTCATTCACCTTGCTTGCCATGATGTAAACGTAATAGGTCTTCATGTCTCTTACTCGTCTGGATTCCCGCCTGCGCGGGAATGACAAGGCGAAGCGGGAATGACAAGGCGAAGCGGGAATGACAAGGCGAAGCGGGAATGACAAGGCGAAGCGGGAATGACAACTATCAAGGGACCCCCTACTTCGCAGGGGGGGAAAGTCATGGCGA